TGCATCGCGCACGGCCGGCCGGCGCGCAGGCACGGCTGCCAGCCGAGCCTCGCCCAGTCCCGGCTGACCCAGCGCCCGCAACCCGCTCGCCACGCCGTCGAACGGCATCCTCGGGTCCGCACCAAGTGCAGGTCTCACCCAAACGGACCCCACCAGTCGCTTTGCCGCCGCGCCCAATTTGCCGGGCACCGAAGTCTCAGGCGGCACCGCGCGCGCCATCAGGCCCGCCAGCAACTCTGATCCGCCTGCGCGCAAGGGCAGGGGGCTGCGCATCGGCCACACTCCAGTCGCCGGCCACGCCGCCACCACACCCGCCATCGGTGCGCCCCGCCCAGCCGCGGACACCGGCCCGGCTGCCAAAGCCCTCGTCTCCCGCGCCAGGGACGCCAGCCGGGCCAGGGGAGCATCGGGCCGCGAACGCTTGCCCGGCACGGCGGTCGCCACTGGTGCCCGCCGGCCGTTCGCTCGAATCATGGTCACACCCACCACATTGTTGCGAACCAACAACGGCAACATCGGCGTCATGACTCCGCGGGTCGCCTCGTCCGTCAGCCTCCGCCGCTCACGCCCGCCAACCCGCCCGAACGCCCCCGGGACGCCGCGCGAAGCCGTGGGAGGCGTCGCCGCGATGGTGCCCACGCCCGCCGCCTGCCGCGACAGGGGCGCCATGCCGAGCCAGCGCGGACCAACCCCACCAGCCCTCGTCCCCATCGCCGCCAACCGCATGGCCCGAAGTCCGGACGTCGCCCCATCCACCACGCGCCCAAGCCCCAGGAGGTTCCGCTGAATCGCTCCGATCGCCGGTGAGATCTGATTCACCATCCCGATGGAGACGCCGGTCCTGAACACGTCGATCACGCGTCTTCTCCTCGCCCCGGCATCGCCGCCGCCAGAGAAACCATGCCGCTCATCCGCGACTCTTCCAGCCCAACTCGGTCCAATCGAACTCAAGCCCCTCGAACATCCCAAACGCCACCGCCATCGCCAGCCGCAGCGCCGGCTCCATCGCGAAGGCACGCTCGCTCTCCACCCCGTTACGCACCAGCCAGCAGGCGGTTACGAAATCGGGGTGGCTTGCGAGTTTTTTGCGACACTCCGCTCCGCCGCCAGCCGCGCCGCTTCCTCCTGCGTCTCCATCTCGGCCCGCATCGCCAGCATCACGGCGGCGAATCCCTCGTCTCCCAGCGTGCCGATCGCCGCCAGGATCTGCGCGTGCGTGGCGGGCCTGGACATCGGCACGCCGTCGATCTCCGTCACGGCATACGCAACCGTCGCCATCTGCATGAACAGGGCGTTCTGCGTGTCCTCCGGGTGCCCACCCCGCCCCACCACCAGCGCGAGCCTCGCCTGGTCGAGCACGTTGAGCTCAGAAAAAAGAATCCGTCGCCCGCGTGCGTCCGTTACGTTGGTCTGCGTCACAGAGCCACCCGCTGGGTCGCGACAAAACTCACATCCATCCCAACCGGCGATTCCGGCTTCCAGCTCTGCGCCCCGAATTTCAGCGCGCAATTCGTGAACTGGTAGCGCGAGGTCGATCCATCCGCCTCGGTAATGGCCTGGGTGATGGTCCCGTTCTGCAACGTTCCACCGGACAGCCACAGCGCCTCCGCCTGGGCGAAGAACGCATCGAGGCTGTCGTTCGCCCGCTCCAGCGTGAACCGCCCCGTCCACCCCTTGGGCAGCTCGGCGTTCAGCACCGTCCCATCGAGCCGGTCGACCCGCAGGTTGGCGTATTGCGGGGTCGCCTCGAACCCCGTCACGTTCTGCAGATCGATGGTCTGCCCGGCGACGGTCAGCACCACGGATACATCGCGGCCGATGCTGATGTTCAGCACGCCGTTGTTGCTCACAGGCATGTCAGATCTCCGTTACGGTGCCGCATGAATGTCAGGAGGAAGCCGCCGGCGCGCCGCCGACCATCGTGCCCTGGCTCACGATCTGCACCGTCGTGCCGCCCTGCAGGTTGACGATGAACTTCTCGTTGATGCCGAGGTATTGCACCTGCACATCCGCCTGCAGGTAGCCCAGCGCCGTGCGACTCTGCGGGTTGTTGGTGGTGTCGCACAGCACCGAGAACGCCGCGATCATGTTGGAATCCCGCAGGTTGCCCAGGAACTCCGCGAACGTCGCGTGCACCTGGTTGAACAAGTCCGGCGAGATCACCTGGCCCACATAAACCCCCATCGCCGCGTTGAACGTGAACGCGAGGAAGTTGGTCATGCGGGTATAATTGTCGCCGCTGCTGCCGGGATTGCTGGAGCTGTTGTGCCCCAGCCCCGCGGACCAGTAGGTCCCACCAGGCGAGGGGCTGCACACCAGGTCCATCCGCGAGGAGAACATCGCCGCCTTGTCGGCGTCCGACCACTGCCCGTTCACGGCCGAGCCCATCATCCCCGACTTCTGCGAGCCCACGATGCCGACGAGCTTCTTGTTGAGACTGGACTGATGCGGCGCCAGCATCGCGAGCTTGCCCGCCAGGAATGCCGCCGGCCCCGTCAGCCGCGTCGTCTGGTTGACCGCATCGTACCAGTCGAGCCAGTCACCGAAGCATATCTTCACGCCATAATCGTCAAGTCCCGCCTCGTACATCTCAGTCGCCGCATTGCCGGGTGTGTCGCCTGCGGCCGTCTCCAGGATCGCGTAGATCCCCTCGGCGTCAGCCAGCGACGCGACGGTGGTCCACTTGGTGACATCCGTCATGTCGGACAGCACCATGATCGATGCGCCCTGGCCGCGCAGCGCATACATTCCCGTCCGCGGCGCGCTGTCGACCCCGACCAGCGTCGCCGATGTCACCGCGCCCACACCATCCGTGCCGTTCGTCCACGCCGCCGAGGCGGCCGGTCCCACAGAGGGATAGATCGCCGCGGCAAGACTGCCGCTGGCGGCACTCGCCACCAGCCACTGACTCGGCCCCTGCAGGCCAATGCCGTTGTTGATGGCGTTCTGGACGCTCGCCATCGAACCGAGCGGAATGTTGTCGAACACTTCCACCGTCCCGAACCCGGCGACCACGACCGAGACTTTCTGTGTCGCGGACCTCGTACCACCGCTGAACACCACGTTGACGTTGTTGCCGAACCACGATCCCGTGTATTTGGCCGTGAGCTGGATGGAACCTCCCTGCGTCAGCGTCGCTGTCGCCGCCGTGTCGGTCCCGTCCGTGACGCGAATGCAACGGAAATTCTGCGCACCCTGCTGCGTCATCTTGGCGACCTGCGTGCCCAAGTCATTGGCGCGCGGAACGAGATCGCCAAAATACTGCTTGAAGTCAGCATAACTGCCGACCACCACCGGCGTGTTCACCGGCCCGTAGGAGGCCGTGCCAACCACCCCCACGATGTCGGTCGGGATGCCATTGATGATGGTTTGTGGGGGAACGACCTGGACATAAAGCCCCGGCACGATCAGCGCGTTCGTGTTCAACGCGCCAAGAGGGGTCACGGACATGGTGGTACTCCGGGGTTAGAAGGTCTGGTTCACGCCGCCAGGACGGGTCTCAGGCCGAAGCTGCCGCGACGCGGACAACGTGAGGCCAATACTGCTTCTCGACCTTCGCCATCGCGGCGGCGTCAGTGATCACGTCGCCCTTCGCGTAGCTCAGGAACGGCGACAGCACGACATAATGAAACGCCGGCCTCGCGACCGGCATCGACGGTGTTTCGGACATCGAGGAGACTCCCGTTCAGGCAGCACCACTGCCAATATTCGTGAAGGTGATCGCGGGCGGGCTGACGCTCGTCACCACGCCCATCCACTCCCGCCAGGTGTTCGCCGCCACCGTCATCGTGCCGCTTGCCGTGATGCCGGCCCCCGGGGCCACGGTTTGGGTAAACCCGCCGGCGTTGAGGCTTCGGTACTTGAACGTGGTGCCAACCGCGCAGTTGGTGATCGCCGCGACAACGTCAGAAGCGGTATCCAGCGTGTCCGTCACCGCCGCCGCCTGCCCGGTGCGAATGGAATATCCCGCGACGATCTCCGCTGCCGTGATGGTCATCGCGGCGGTGTTGTTCAGGGCCGCGAGGTTCTGCTGCGCCCGCACGGCAACGGTCCCGCCCATGGTCAATACTTGCGCCCAGTCTGTTCCTGCGACATTGCCGGCGCCGGTCGTCAACCGGGTCCAGCCCAGTGTCAGCATCCCGCCTGCCAGCGCCGGCCCGGTGTTGTGCACGTGGTGGCCCTGCACCCAGGTCCCACTCGCGGGCTGAGCCAACGCATCGAGCGTCGCCAGTTGGAGCAGGTTGTCGAAGCTCGCCGAGGTCACGCTCTGGTTGAGCTCGACAAAGCGCCACGTGGTACCCGCCTGCGGAATGAATCCCACGCCCGCGTTGCCGGCTGTGGCACCGAGCCCCACAACATTGGCGAAGATCGTGTTGCCCTCGCCGCTGACCGGGCTGCCGTCGGTGTAGGAATAGGCATTGCGCAGTGTGCAGTTCCGCAGCGTGATGCTCATCCCGTTGCCGGCCCACAGGACCGGGTATCCCCCCGTGCCGCCCCAGGTCGCCGCACC